AGTATCTAAAAAGAGGGGGAATACCACGTTTTGATAGAAATAAAACAATAGAGATTAAAAAAAATTACCCAGAATTTAAAGACTTTGTTAGAGCAGAAAATGTTTGGAAGCAATGGGTTTTTTTCTGGCATCAATTAGATTTTGTTTCTATAGATGGGTTAATTGCCATGGATTTTATTGGCAGATTTGAATACTTACAAAGTGACTTCGATGATATCTGTGATGAAATCAATTACCCCAAAGTAAAACTCCCACACATTAACAAAACTAAACACGCTCATTATACTGAATATTATGATGATGAATCAATTGAGATTATAACATGTCACTATTCAAAAGATATATGCGCGTTTAATTATCAATTTGGTGATTAAATTATGATGTGTCGCAAAAATAAGTTTATCTTTATACACATAAACAAAACTGGTGGCACTAGTATTACTAAGCTTCTAGTTAACACTGAGAATCCTCCTCAGAAGCATACGTGGGCTTGGTGGTATAAAAAGCATGAGCCCAAGGCATTTAATACTTATTTCAAATTCTCTATTATACGTAATCCTTGGGATAAATTACTGTCTCAGTATTTCTTTAGAGTTAAAGATAATACTCAACATGGATATATAAAAAGTGCTAAAGATTTGAGCTTTTTGGATTTTTTATTAAATCCATTTCCTGCAAAGCATGAATTACAGTATAATAAACTATTTGAAGATGACGTATGCTTAGTCGATTTTATTGGTAGGTTTGAAAATCTTCAGGAAGACTTCAACACTATTTGCGACAAAATTGGAGTTCCGCAACAAAAACTTCCTCACGTAAACAGAACAAAACATAAGCATTATACTGAATACTACAATGAAGAAACAAAACAAATTATTGCGGAAAAATATGCAAAAGACATTGAATATTTTGGTTATAAATTTGGAGAATAATGGTTCAGAAAATGAGTAAGAGCATGAAATTGCATTTTAACCTATGAAGTTTGTTATTGTCGGTTGTGGATTGAGTGGGACAACCGCAGCTCGTTTACTTAAAGACAAGGGTCATGAAGTAAAAATTTTTGAATCTCGTAATCACATTGGGGGGAACTGTTATGATGTTGACATCGATGGTCTTTATTTACACAAGTATGGGCCACATATTTTTCATACGGATGATGAAGAAGTTTTTGAGTTTCTCTCACGGTACACAGAATGGATTAACCTTGATTACAAACCAGTTGGTAGAACTGCAATCGGTGACATCCCTCTTCCATATCACGATAAAGGCTGTGAGGCAGCTATAGGCAGGACACTTGATCAAGAGGAGATTAAAAAATACATTTTTAAAGACTACAGCGAGAAACAATGGGGGGTAGATTTTGAAGAGATCCCTAAAACGATTACAAACAGAATGCCCAAAACAAAAGAATCAGAAAGCCCGACTTGGTTTGAGGGCCAAAAATATCAATGTGTTCCAAAAGAAGGATATACAAAGATGTTTGAGAGAATGTTGGATGGTATAGAAGTTGTTTTAAATGCGGGGCAAGAAGAATGGAAGCAGGAAGTCTGTGATAAAGTTATTTATACTGGCAGAATAGATCAGTATTTTAATTTTTGCTTTGGGGAATTACCTTATAGATCTTTAAGGTTTGATAACTATCCCACAATGGATAAGCAAGATGTACTTGTTTACAATGAATGCAATAAGGAGAACAAATGGACTAGACAATATGATCATTCTTATTTTAGCCCCAATCATTCTGGAGAAACCATAATTACAAGAGAATACCCCAAAGATATGGAACAAGGTGATATTCCATTTTACCCCATTCCTTGGGGAGAAGGTCAGGACAGGTATTTAAAGTATGAAGAATTAGCTAAAAAAGAGGAGAATACAATATTTCTGGGTAGATTAGCTAAGTACAAATATTTAGATATGTGGATGGCGGTTAAGCATGTTTGTTTAAAATTGAGGGGTTTCAGTGTATAATTGTATATATGTTTGAGAATAGAAATTACTTGATCTTCAATATGTCGGAAGTTGATTCGATTGACTTTACTAACGTGCTGGAAACGTCAACGGAAACGCTGCGCTTATCAGTAGATGAAACAAAATCGTTTGTTAAATGGGAGGGTGAAACTCCATCTTTTGTTTCTGATCTTACTAATACTGAAGGGCCATATTCTCACAGCCAGATCCTTGAGGTTCTTGCTGGTGAAGATTGGACTCCTACAGGTCAAATGGAAGAATAGATTATGGCATTATCCCACTCACCAAAAATAGTTACTGATGGTTTAGTTCTCTGCTTAGATGCAGCTGATCCTAAATCATATTCTGGTAGTGGTACGACTTGGTATGATAGAACTAGTAATGGGAATAATGCTACAAAACAAGTTGGGACATTTAACTCAAAAGGTTATTTTGATTCTGTCGAAACTGTAGACTATGCAGATAGACTAGAGTTTACTGTAGGTCATTCTACATCTTTAAACGATGCCTTTTCTGTTACTTCAGGAGGTTGGAGTATAGAGGAAATTGTAAGAATAGATGACAATACTTATCCTGAAGCAGGAGCAGGAACTGTTGTATCTAGTAGCGCATATTCTTCTAACGCCATAGGTTTTGACTGGAACCATGGCACTTATAATACCCAATTTGAAATGGGAGTAGGTAATAATGTAGGTGGAGAGGTTGGTTATGATGTTAATTTTGTATATACCTTACCATCTAAATTTCAAACTTTAGGTCAATGGCTACACAGAAGCCTGTATTGGGATAGAGATTCTGATGTAATGGGATTTTATTTCAATGGAGAGCATATAGCTTCTACGAGTATATCAACTGTATCAGGTCTAACTCTATATGATGGAGGAGGCATTTCAATAGGCACTCTTTATGGTTGGAGACATCATGGAGCTAGAGCAGCTTTCAGAGTGTACAATAGAGTATTAACAGCAGCAGAAGCCCTCCAAAACTATAACGCCACAAAAGGTAGATTTTCATAACTATGGCTACATCATATTCACCAAAAATAATAACAGATGGGTTGGTTCTCTGCTTAGATGCGGCGGATCGTAAGTCGTACAGTGGTAGTGGGACCACTTGGACGGATAGAAGTGGTAATGGTAATAACGGAACATTAACCAATGGACCTACTTTTGATAGTGGTAATGGTGGTAGTATTGATTTTGATGGTATAGATGACCATGTTAATTTGGGTAATGATTCTTCTTTTGATTTAACAAGTGAGTTTTCGTTAGAAATATTTTTCTTCGGTGGTAGTGGCATAGATGTTTATGGTGGATTATTAAATAAGGCTGGTGATGGTCATTTCGGAAATTGGGGGCTTTATGGTGATGTTGATAACAACTACGTAAGATTTGGCTTTAAAGCAACGAATAACGCTCAAGAGAGTGCGAGCAATTCTAATTATAGTGATTTATCTACAGAAGCGTGGGTTCATTATTTGGGTGTTTATACAGGAGAGATTTTATATTTATATAGGAATGGTGTGCAAATAGCCACTAGAAGTGTTTCTTTAAATAATAGAACTCCTCAAACAAATAGTTATGATGCTGCTATTGGAAGACGTTTGGCTAATAATGGGTATGAAGTAGATTTCAAAGTATCAGTAGCAAGGGTTTACAATAAAGCACTATCGGTTGATGAAGTCCTCCAAAACTATAACGCAACGAAAGGAAGATTCGGACTATGAGTGCAAGTGCAAACCCAGATATTGTTGATGATGGATTAGTATTTTTGTATGATACTGATGATGGTAAATCATATAAAGGGGAGCCTACGACTAATGTAATGGCAGATCCACTCCCAACTGCTGGATGGGGAGTGTCTAACTACCTAAGTTCTACAGCTACAAGAACATATTCTTCTGAAAACGGAATTCCACATATGGAAATAACTAATGTAAATGTTGATGGAAGTTATCCTAGAATTAATATGGCTAACTTAACATCTACTATTACTGATGGGTTCTCTATATCTTTTGAAGCTAAGAGTAGTGTGGCAGATGCACAGCTATATTTTGCACTTTATTCATCAGGAAGCACTAAAACATCTCAGTTAGCTACTCTATCGACAGAGTGGCAAAGATTTAAATTTGAAAATTTGACAACGGGTTTTACATTAGATGATGGCTACTTGAGGTTTCCTTCTTCAGCTGATTCGGGAACGGTTTACTACATCAGACGTATGCAAGTAGAACAGAAATCTCACGCTACTCCTTTCGTAAACGGAACCAGATCAGCCACCCAAGGACTAATAGATCGTACTGGTAATTCAACAATTAATCTATCAAACGTATCATTTGATAGTAATGCGCAAATGGCTTTTGATGGTACTGACGACTATGCGTTAACTACATTTACCCCAAGTGCAGACGATAATAAGACAATTTCTGTATGGGTTAATTTTGACATTTTAACGGGTTCGTTTAGTTATGTTGTGGGGTTAGATTATAGTAACTCTACCGACGGTTTCATACCTATATCAGTAGCGCCGTATAATGGCAACTGGGTACTGAGAATGAGACAGCAGCTTGGGACATTAGGCACAAATCTTGTTGTATATTCTAATCTAATTATAAATACAGGTGAATGGATAAATTTAGTTATTTCATCGAATGGTAGTGCATTTAATTTTTATAAAAATGGTGTGAAAGGGTCAGCTGTATCAGGCACTAATAACGGTAGATGGTTTTCAATCTTAAACGAACCTATTATGATAGGTGCTAGTGATTGGTTAACTAATCAATTACTTAGTACAACAGATGGTAAGATAGCAAATGTATCAATTTATAATAAGCAGCTTACTGACGCAGAAGTCCTACAAAACTACAACGCAACAAAATCAAGATTTAATTTATAATTTGTTGAATTTCTTTTTCTTTGTGTCTATAATTAGGTACATATGAACGAAATTAAACTCACTCTACAAGAGAACGAAGCTAACGCACTTCTTCAACTCATTGATGTCGCAGTAAAGTCTCAAGGTCTTCAGGTTGCTGAAGCGGGATCATTCCTTGCAACCAAGATTCAAGAACAAGCTAAAGCTCAATTACCATCCCCAGAAGCTCCAGAGGCTCCTGAAACCGAAGAAGAAGCTTAATCATGCGTTTCTCAGGTAAAGAAAAGATTGTTAAAGAAATTCAATCTGAATTAGAATTAACTGTCGATGGCGTTGATGGCCCCAAAACATGGTCAGCTATTGTTGTCGGTCTCCTTGAGGGCAAGGAAGAGAAAGAGCTTATTCAATACGTACAACGAATTCTTCAGGTTGAAGATGACGGTATTGATGGCCCAATCACTTGGAAAACTCTAAAATCTTTACTTGTCGAAGAAGACTTTGTAACTCCTTCCACCTACCAACACGAATCAGAAGACAACGCCGAAGAGCTACTTTCCCCTAATGCTCTTAAGTTGGTTCTTGATTACGAGGTTGGAGGTGGAGAGGGTTATTACAATAAGTGTTTGAAGCGTCCTTGTTGGCCCAAAGGAGCTAGCGGGGTAACCATTGGAGTTGGTTATGATCTTGGTTATAATAGCCAGTCTCAATTTGCAGAAGATTGGGGTGGCAAGATTAGCGACTCTGACTTCAACCGTCTTCGCAAGTGTCTGGGATTCAAGGGAAGCGCAGCGAATGCTAGGGTTGGCTCAGTAAGAGATATTGAAGTACCTTGGGAGGCAGCTCTGGCCGTATTTAAAGCAAACACTCTTCCACGCTTCATCAAGCTCACATTAAAAGCATTCCCTCAAGCAGATAAGCTCCATCCAGATGCGTTCGGAGCTTTGGTAAGCTTGGTTTTCAATCGTGGCAGTTCCCTAAAGGGTTCTCGTCGCGCAGAAATGGCTCGTATTCGTGATTTAGTCCCCAGCAAGAATTACGAAGCGATTGCCTTAGAAATCCGTAGTATGAAGCGGATTTGGGCAGGAAAAGGGCTCGACGGTCTGTTAAGGCGTAGAGATAAAGAAGCAGATTTGGTGGCTTCTTGTTCATAGATAAAGTAGATAGTACTTGACAAGCCCATCGTATCGAATACGGTGGGCTTGTTAATTAAAGGTATGAGCTTAGAAATTAAAAATATTAATGTCAGTCGCCACGACATCTACGATTACGTATTGGGGTCTAGTGACTATGATCCTGTAGAAAAATGCATTGACCCTACATTGTACGAGACTTACTCTGATTTTATCTTAAAAATAGATGATCAAGAGTATTTGTACCAAGATGAAGATTACATTTATTTTTACAAAGAAATGTTTAAACTAAAGAGAAAAGCAGTAAACATGAGAACTTCTGAAATCTTGCGCTTATGCGAGGAGATCGAAGAAATCGCTCCAAGTATTGTAAAGTTATGAGACCTTTTGAAGAAAATTTTGCGAAAATGTTAGCTAGAAAATCTATGAACTACCAAGAATTAGAAAAGTTGGTCCTCGACTGGGGAAAAAACAAAGGCATTCTTGATTCCTCAACTCCGCTTCGTCAATTAGCGAAGACTCAGGAAGAGTTGGACGAAACAAAAATGGCTATTACTAAATTCATGTGTGCTGTTGATCATGTGCTTTTGGATGGTGTTGAGGATAAGGATGAAGCAATTAAAAGAGCTTTAGAAGAAGTGATTGATGGTGCTGGCGACATGCTTGTTACAATTATTTTGTTTATAGCATTGGCTAATCAGTTAACTAAGACTTACATTAATAAAGAAATTGATTCTACATCTTGTTTACAGGCAGCTTATGATGAGATCAAAGGTCGTACAGGTAAAATGGTAGATGGACTATTTGTAAAAGATTAGTTATGGAAGAGGAAATGTTGGTAATGGACGGATACGATGACTGTATTTTGGGTATAGTCGAGAGATTGGGTCAACCGCCAATATATTGTTACGACAAAGAAAAAGTTATTGAAAAGCTAAAATCAGATGGAATGACTGAAGATGAGGCTGTAGATTTTTTCTATTTCAATCAGGCGGGAGCATGGATGGGAGATACTACTCCATGTTTCTTGTCAAAAAACTATATCTCAGAAGACAATTAGATGAAAAAAACAAATACTTACGAGGCAAAAAAGAAGATCAGGCGTAGAGGCGTTCATGCTAAAAGCAAGACCTCTAAAATAAAAAGCTCCAAAAACTACAAAAAACCTTACAACGGTCAAGGACGTTAAATTTCCCCAAAAAGGGGGGTTTGTGTAATATAGCTTGCAAATACATTTATTATTATGGAAGCACTTACTCAATTTGTCGAAGGTCAGGTCTGGTTTAACTGGGCTACTGCTGTTATTGCTGCTGCTAGCACATTCGCAGCTTCTACTCCAACCCCCCAAGAGGGATCTATTCTCGCTAAAGTCTACAAAGTCATCGACTTTCTTAGTGTGAATATTGGAAAAGCTAAGGAAAAAGGAGATAAGTAAGACAAACCGTCTATCTTAATCAATAGAATCAGGCCATGAGAGTCATTATTTTGTCTATCATTACTTCTTTTTTTTGTTATGCGGCAATTTCTAATAAAGCCGATTCAAAAGAGGAAAGTAAAGAAGAGTCAAAATAAATCCTTTTTAAATATTTAAAAACCGTCCTACGGGACGGTTTTTTTTGTTATTTGGTCTTGAATTTCTCAAGCACTTACTTAAAATTAAGTAATGAGCTTAGAGCCTATCATTGATACAGTACAAAAATATCCTAAAGGATGGGGAGAGGAAATTTGGATCGCAAATAATGAGAAGTATTGCGGTAAAATTTTAAATTTTTTTAAAGGCGCAGAGTTCTCCATGCACTACCACATAAAAAAAGAAGAGACTTGGGCCGTCACAAAGGGGAAGCTCCTCTTGAAATACTATGATTTGACCAACGCAGAAGAAAAGCAAAGGACTTTAATTGTAGGAGATACAGTCCACTTGAAGCCTTGTGTCCCCCATAAGCTTATAGCTTTAGAAGAATCTTCTGTTTTTGAAGTTAGCACTCAACATTTTGAAGATGATTCTTATAGAGTTCAAAAGGGGAGCTCTCAGAAATGAAAAAAATTCTTATTATAGGAGAGAGTTGTTTGGATGTTTTTGTCTATGGTTCTGCTGATAGGCTTTGCCCAGAAGCTCCTGTACCAGTTTTCAGAGGATCTAAGTCGATTGAGTGTTCTGGCATGGCCTCCAATGTCCACAGGAACGTCATAGAATGCGTCAATGACTTAAATGAGGCAGGGCTAGTAGATATTTTAACAAACGATAAGAAAGGCTCTAAGATTAGATATATAGACTCTTCTTCTAATCAAATGTTTTTACGTGTTGACTCAGATTCTTACAAAGAGCTTAACAAATTAAAATTGCATGAGGCAAAAATATGGAGTTATGATGCAGTGATTGTTTCTGATTATAATAAAGGCTACTTAACAAACAGAGATTTAAAATATATTGCAGATAATGCTCAAATGTCTTTCTTAGATACTAAAAAGAAATACAACGTAAAGTGGGCTGATTCATTTGACTTTATAAAAATCAACGAAAAAGAATACAGTGAGAATGGCTTTAAGGGTATGGGTATGCAGAATCTTATTGTAACTTTGGGGGCTAAAGGTTGTAGATTCAAGGGGAACAAATATCCTTTAAATTCTGCTGCTCAAGTAAGAGATGTGAGTGGTGCTGGAGATACTTTTCTTGCCGCTTTTGCGACTCATTATTTATTTAATTTAGATTTAGATTTAGCTATTGATTATGCTCAGTTTTGCTGTAGTATCGTTGTAGGGAAATCTGGTACAGCTACAATATGAATCATCCAAAAATAGTTAGCTCAAAAACAATTATTTATCAGTCCCAAATACAGGGTAAAAGGGTGGTTTTTACCAATGGTTGTTTTGATTTATTCCATGCGGGTCATGCTCATTTACTTCAATCTATAAAACAAGAACTTACTGATGATTTTGTGTTAGTTGTTGGGGTAAATGGAGATAAGAGTGTCAAAAAAAATAAAGGCCCAGATAGACCTATTATTAGTCAAGAACAGAGAGCCTTTCTTGTAGCTTGCCAAGAGAGTGTTGACTATGTGTTTATATTCAATGAGAAGACTGTAGAGAGTTATCTCAAACACTTTAAACCTTGGCGTTGGTACAAGGGTGGGGATTACAGTATTACAACTTTAGATCCTGTAGAGAGATTAGCTTGTGGTCAAACAGAAGTAAGATTTATTCCTTTCGCTGAAGATATAAGCGCCACTAAAATTATAGAAAAAATAAAAAAAATATGAAGACTTTTATTGTAGACATCGACGGGACTATTTGCACGGATAGTCGGGGCAGATATGAGTTAGCTCGCCCAATGAGTTCTCGCATACAATACTTTAATGATTTGTATAACAGGGGCAATGAGATTATCTATTGGACCGCTAGAGGAGGCAACTCTGGAAAAGATTGGTCCGAACTTACAAAGAAGCAGCTTGAGGACTGGGGTGTCAAATATACAGAACTAAGAATGAATAAGCCATCATATGATTTTTGGATTGATGATAAGGCTTATAATGGAAATAGGTTCTTTGACGAATTGTATTTTTAACTACCTGAATCTCCTGTGGTAGCATAAAACATAATATTATTTCCTGAAGTACTTATTTCTAGTATGTTCCCTGATCTTGGATCAGCACACAATGCCCTATATTGAATCTTTCCGTTTACTCCAGCTGAAAATCTTGGGTCCATAACTCCATGACCCTCTCCTTCTTCAGGAGGTTCATCCTCTGTGTAAAATTCATCAAATTTTTGGATGTGACCTCTAGCTCTAAAATGAATATTTTCACGAATATAAAGTTCTTCGATATTTCCTGCCTCCAAAATAGCTAAATCCAACTCAACGTTAGCTGGATCTTGTACTGGCATGTCATCTCCGTCTATTTCGCTTTGTGCAGTAAAGTTTTGGAAAGTTGAAAACCCACCTTGACCTTTTTCGATCCCAGCTTCTAAAACAGCTCCATCTTCATGGTCGAAAGAAATTTTTAATTTAAAGTTCTCTTTTTCTTCTCCTACACTGTGGTTCAATCCTGTTACGGGAAATCTGTACCCGCCTGCTCCGTAATCAAAGATATATCCTTGATTAAATGTGACTTCAAACTGCCTATTTCCTTCTTCACTAATTCCAGTTAGCCTTACTTCTGGCATGAATGGCTGTGTCATCCATGAAAAAGATGCAGTATCAGGAGGGTTTCCTACAAGATGGAATGTGCCAGTACTACTCATTACAGCAAAGAATATTTATTACATCTCCATTTTCTCCGAAGAAATATAGATGATCAAAATGATTAAAAGAATTATAATTAATGCATTTAATTTCTTTTTCTGGAAATTCGGCAGACCTTCCTAAAAAATATTTTTTACCTCCAACCTTCAGGGTGCCATCAGGCCAGAGGTATTGCTTTTCCGCGAAATAACAATCTTTTAATTGTGTATTGTGCCATGTTTCGATATAAGCAAACTCGTTATCGAAATCATGTCTCTTAGTTTCGATTTCTAATTTTTTCTTAACTATCGTTTTCACTAAAAGATTTTAAAGATTTTCATATAAAAAATCAAGATTATTTACCTTCTTCTTTATACTTCCCTTCTTTTTTCATCTTTTCGATGATCTTCTTTTGGAGTGCAGGAGGTAGTTTTTTCTGCTTCTCTGTTAATTCTCCTTTGCTATCATCCATCATCATCGCTCTCATTTTGTCATAAGAAACAGCGCAAGCAGCATAAGTTTGTTTGTCATCCATGCTTGCAGTATCTGTAAACATCTTGTCGTCAGATGCACACATGCTCATGTATGATTTGTAGACTCCAGCTTCTGCTTCAGAATATTTCTTAGCAATAGTGACTTCCATTTCTCCAGCATCGTTGATGCTGGCCTTCGTTTCTAGGGGGTTGTCCATTTTTGACATAGCTTTTTCATGTTTATAATAATCCAGAGCAGCAGCAATGCTGTGGTCTGATACAGAAATTTTATCTTGCACCCAAGCTTCGACATCTTGATCGTCTGCCAACATATCGTGTAATTCTTGAGCCTTTGTTGCGATTGAATATAATGAACTTTTTACCATGCGACCTTCTTGGTCTTCAGCTTTTGATTCCATGGATTCATCATATTGAGTATAACAAACAGCAACACGTTGCTTATTATCCTTGAATTCTTCCTTGTCTGACAATTCAGAGACACAACGACCTACAAAGTCGTTCTTACTTTCTTCTTTATTTGGAGTTGGTAAAGGCATTGTTCTTTATTATAATACACTAGAAATATTAAATAAATGGAAAAAGTAGCTTTCTTAAATCTGACATTAAATTCCTTCAATCAAAATCACATTTGGAAAAAGTTTTTTGATAATGGAAGAGGTGATGATTTTAGTTTGTATATCCATCCTAAAGAGAGGAAGCCCAGTATATTTTCTGATTATTATATTGATAATTTAGTGCCAACAGCATGGGGACATTTTTCATTAGTTGAAGCTACTATAGAGTTAATGAAGTCTGCTTTAGAGGATGATCAGAATGAATATTTTACCTTGATTAGTGACTCGCATTTCCCCCTTTATGATTTAGACACGACAGTAGATTTGATTAAAAAAAGGTATAAAAAAACGACTTTTGCAAAACATTTTAGTTTTCACACAAAAGTTAAAAGTCAAAAAGTTTTTAAAGAGGGTGTTGTTGGCTATGATTTTGGTGAGTATAATGCAGTTTGTCAGTTTTTTGTTTGTCGCAGAAAGGATGTGGAGCAGTTTGTTGAAACTTTTGAATACTGGTCTCAGTTTTTTGTAAAAGAAAAAGTTATTTTTGCTGATGAATTTTATTTTTGGGGAATAGCAAAGCAACTAGGCATGGATTTTGAAATGGGACAAGCGACAACATACTCTGATTGGAGCGTCAGGAAGAATAATGATGGAACTCAAGACAGAAATCCTAGAGCTTTTAAGAAATTAAGTAAAGGGGAGCTTGACACTTACAGAAAATCTGGTTATATTTATGCGCGGAAGATAATGCCAAGCACCTTTGTAATGGCAAATCCGTTTAAATATTGATAAAATATGAAAAATACAGTAGAATTATTGGGGCATTATGGATCAGATGAAGTAATTGCCTGTTCCGCATGGACATCCACAAGTAGAAAACTAGATGAAAAGAAGCGAAAGAGAATTCCGAAGCTCATCAACATGCTTTGGAGCGAGGGACACGAGACACCCTTTGAAAAGGGCAGTGTCCACTTTCTTGTGGATTGCGATATTGCCTCTCATATTCATTTACTTAAGCATAGAATATCTTCTCTCAATGCTGAGAGCGCGAGGTACAAAGAATTAAAAGAAGATAAAATTTTTGTCCCTGATGATTGGCCAGAGGCATGGCAGAATGAATTGATGATTTATGCTGCTCATGGGAATAAGCTTTATCATGAATGCATAGAGGCTCTTGAGTCTAGATTGGGGCGCAAACGCGCTAAAGAATCTGCTCGTTTCTTCAAGACTTACAATAGTCGTATTCAGGCTGATGTACAATTTAATATGCGTAGTTTTGCAAACTTTATTAAGTTACGGAAAAGTGAACACGCCCAGAAAGAAATTAGAGAAATAGCTGAAAAAATGCTTGATTTGGTTAAGGGCATTGAAGATAATCCCTTTGAACATACCCTAAATAGTTGGGGATACTAACTACTGATTCTATGAAATACGCATATATTAATACAGTTGTAAACGATAAGAAGAAAAACAATGCAGCCCTTGTTTATTTTCAGATTAGTTCTGATGATGGCAGACATTTTCTTTTTACAGAGAACGAGCTAAAGAAAGCTGAAGCTCGCGCAAAAAAGAACCCAGAAGATCTTCATATTAGGAATCTTACCTTTACAAAAGATTAATTATGAAAAGTTTAAAAGTATTAAGTGATCCAGAAGAAACTTATGTCAGGACTGTCTGGTATTATCATGCAGAAATTGATGGCAAGAGAATTGTCGTTCAAGGTGATGAAACTTGGGACGGTGCAGATTATTGTATTTATCACTATGATGAAAATTGTCGCAATGGCATTGGAGAGGAATTAGATGGTGAAGAACATGATGAGCTTTATGAGGAGCTTTCAGAAGCGGGTCTGTTCTCTCAGGGTGTTGAAAAAGGGTGGGATATTCCTTTAACTTATGGTGAAGATGAGTAATGAGCAAAACTCCTGACAATTTTCTTAGACCACCAGAAGAGGAGATCATATCTGATGACGATTTGTTTATTAGATTAGATTATTCCTCTACAAAGTATTATTTAGATGATTCTTGCAAAAAGCTCCACAGGAACCATGGGCCAGCAGTTATTTATAATAATGGTAGTGTAGAATATTGGAGGCAAGGTCAATTGCACAACATTTCTGGTCCAGCTATTGAGACGAGTCGGGGTAAAAAAGTATACTATTTATATGGGCGCAGGTTAACTCATCAGCATTGGTTCTTATTCAAGCAAAGATATTCTCTTGACAAAGGGTCAGAAAATAGTGTAATAAGGGTACATGAAAATTACGGGGACACAGAAAGTTGAAATTAACATCTCAGAAAGCCAAAGGCATTTGATTGCTATAGACTATATATCAGAGGTTTTTGACTGGGATTCCGATTATTTTATTGAAGATGGTTGGGTTATTAAAAGAGAGATAGCCCATACTTCACATAGCTTCGAAATGAACAATAAGGTCAGGGAAGCAACAAAAGGAGATCAGTGTCTGTATGATATCTTTAAAACATTAAAGAAACAGGTGTTCTAACTGTAATTATGGTACCAAATATTTGTCACTTTATCGCGGGGATGTCCCCTGATGAAGAATTTAAATTCGTTTATTATATTGCAGCTTTATCATGCTTAAAGGTCAATAAGCCTGAAAAAATAAATTATTTTTATTCTTATGAGCCCCATGGACGTTGGTGGGAGGAGTTAAAAAAGATAAAAGAAGTAGAATTCCATCAGGTTCCTTTGCCGACTCATTTTGGAGAAAAGGAAATTATTCACCCCCAGCATAGAGCTGACAAATTAAGGATGGAGATTCTTAAGGAGTATGGTGGGGTATATCTAGATTTCGACACTGTATGCGTTAAGCCTTATGAGGAATTATTGCAATTCAAATATGCTATGGGTGTGGAGTCCCTAACTGCGCTATGCAACGCAGTAATATTTTCAGAGCCAAACGCTGAGTTTTTAGATTTGTGGTCTGAACCTTATGCCGAAACTTTTAAACCAAAAGGCTGGGGAGAAGCTTGTGTCAAGTTGCCAGTTAAAGTAGCGAATGAAAATCCATCAAAAATAACTTTACTGAAGCCAGAGCTTTTTTACAGACCAATGTGGTATGAAACAGAAAAAATATTTTATGATATCTGCCCAGAAGTACCCAAAGATCTAATAATCTTGCACCTTTGGAATAAAATGTCTTTAAAATATATAAATCAAATTGACAGCCTTGATTGGGCAAGGAAAAATTCTCATACTATGTATGGGAAAATATTACTTAGACTTGGTTTTTAGTCTTAACCGTCAAAAACACTACCATCTCCCGTGTAGCGTAGTCCTGCATCATAAGGGGAAATATAAAGAGATTCTGGCATGTTCAGGTCTCTTATTTTTTTATTGAATTCACGAACAATATGATCATTCAGTTCAGAGGCATCATTTGTACCATAAAAACCAGTGACTTCTGCCCTGTAACTAACCCAATCTCCAGAAGTTAAACTGAAGTCGCAGTGAATCTCTCCTTGTTTTTGTCTAGGCATATTATTCTATACACAAAAAAGTCGCAAGTTTAAGCGGGATTTGGCCAAATAAGGGGCGTGAAATAAGCTTACGAAAAATAATATTCAACGGCATCATTTGAAATCGGAAATGTATAAGAAAAATTCAATGTTGCATTTCCGTCTAAATCGTGAGAATGACTCACAGAATTTAAAAAACAATTATAAACTTTTATATTTAAATTTGGATTTGCAGAAGCTGATCCCAAAGGAGTTTCTGGTATTACAAATGTAAAGTTTCCTTTTTCTACCACCAAGTTTGATAGATCCATTGTGTCATCTACATTATTTTTGATTACAGATATGCTTAAAGATCCTTGTGCTGGTAAAACTGGATATCTTCTTTTTGCTCCTCTTTGGCCAACTCTAATTGTAGCTCTTCTTTCTATTCCAACAGAAAGAGAAATAGATTGAATAGGAAAGTCTGTAGAATTAATTCCTTCATCAAGGGTGGTGGTTAATGTAATATCTTGTGGTCTAAAAATATTTATTTTTGAAGAGTCTAGATCTAAATCAATTAGTGAGTTGCCTTCACTAACTGACAAAGAATCACACTGGTATCCATAAGAACCACGAGCCAATTCTCCTACGCTAAAGTCCAGAGAGAAGTTGGTTAAGTTTGCTTTTGAAAAAGTGGTTCTGGCAGTAGCGTCTTTTAGTTGAATGGTTGATTCATCAGAACTTAAAAACTTCAAGTAGTTACCATTTGTATCTAAAACATGATCATTAACAATGAAGCTAATAGATGTATCAATGGGTTGATCTGCGGTTAAAATATAATCCTCTTGTTTGTAAGACCCAAGTTTTCTCAGTTCTTGAACATTCTTTGGATTCTCATAGCTGAAAGATTGAACTCCCCTAATCAAAGTGCTATTGATGTAGACTTGACTTTCATGAGAGTGAACTCTAGTTGCAGAAGGCATGTAATATATTACACAAAAAAACCCACTCCCGTAGGAGTAGGTTTTTGAAGGTGTGAATTTTTAATCGTTTTTAGTTCTCCTTTGAGGCTCTTTTTTCTTTGAGCATCGCCTTTGCCAAAATCGCATAGTTGACAATATCATCGCAAGCGTCTTCAACGGTTTCGTTGGGGACTTTCAATTCGTTATCATTAGTAAATGAACGAATCCTTTGGATCTTGTCGATTACTCTCAATAGCAATCCTTGTACTGGATCGATATTAAGAATTGATGATGCGTTAAAATTAGCGAATGGATCAGTAGAGGTTGACCCTCCAGTATAATCACTGTTCTTTTTCTTCATGATCTCCCTACAAGTATTGCAGGTTTCTTCGTGGAGTTTTAGTAGTTCTTCAGTTGTCATAAGATTTTTTTTCTTCCATTCTTTGAGCGTGTCTTTCCCAGATGTCAATATCTTCATACTCTTTTAATTTTTCTTTTGCTTTATTGATTCTTTGTAAAGCTAGATTGGCTCTTGCTTGGACATAAACTTGGAAGGGGAATTTAAACCAACAAACAATGCCCACAAAAAGACCAATGGGTATGCCCACAAGTATTACGCCAGTTAGAACAAAAAAGCTTTCAAATTTGTTTTTTATCATTTTGGTTGATACCATTTTGGGGTTTCACTGTATTGCCATTTAGCCATGTAAGATTTATCATGATTATAATACTCACGGTACTTTTCGACAACAGAAAGGGTTTCAAAGTTTGGTAGTTGTCTGCATCTCTGGTCTTTAGCAATAGCTACAGCAAATTCTGTTTGTTCTTTTTTGTCAAAGTGCAAGCGATGTTTGTTCTCCAGAATCCAAATAAAAGTATCTGTACTTTTGTGACGCTTGCCATATCGATTGGTATATTCTTTAAGTAGAGCCGCAGTGTGCTGAACAAGCCATTCAAAATTTCCACGAGATTCTCTAGTCCAGATCGCGGAGGGATGATTGTAGTGAGTCTTCTTGTATGGAGCTTCTAGATTTTGCATCCAGAATGTCGTGCAAAGAAGTTGATTACACTCAAGAATCATCTTGACACAATGCTTATCGCAGTGCTGGTTGGCTGCTATTTCAGGGTCTTTGTCTAAACAAAATATGTTCATTGACTTGTTTGTAGCGTTACTATTCTTCTGAGTCAAGCCATTTTTTTCTGTTTTTTAATATTTTTTCGATATCGTACTTGTAACACTGAACCCCATTGTAGATAAAATCCCACAAAATACTCTCTAATTTGGGGCTAGGGTTTATTTCTTTTAGAATATCTCCGTAAACCTTCTTCTTTTCCAAATCTAAACCAGCTACGATTTGTTGGGCCTCCTTGATTAAATTTAACTCTTCCTTAACTTCCATCTCTATATTTTCTATTTGATTTGGGATTTGTCAATTAGAAGTGTAATTATTTAAGATGAAGAGACTTTCTTTCGTTGATGTTTTAAATGTAAAAATAAAAATTATCTACGAAGAAATGGACCACTGGGGAGAATGTTTGTTTGACCAAAAGGTAATTAAATTGAATAAAAAATGCCTGAAAGATCCAGAGCAGCATTGGTGGACACTGGTTCATGAAGTTACCCATATGATTTTTGAGATGACGGGGTTAGCTTTCATGGAAATGAACGATGAGGAAGCTTATGTGCGGTGTGTTGAAAATTTGGTCATTCCTTGGGTACTGAAACACAAGGAGTTACAAAAAAAGTGATTTTTTAATCAAAAAGGTGTTGACCCAAATGATTTTCTGCCTATACTTGGGGCATGGAAATCAACAAGATATTCAAAGGAGCAATTGGGCAAGAGTCAGTCAAGCGCACTTTGAGTGTGTTCATTGACTCTTATAAGGCAACGAACCGCTTGCCATTTATTAACCTCACCACTCAGAAGGGCGGAGGTAAGACTTTCTTTGCTCGCAAATTCCGCGAAGCTCTCCAGCGTCCAGATGGCACTCGTCCTCCCATGCTTGAGATCAATGGTAAGACAATCCGAAATGCTCGCGCTTTCTTTGAGCAGGTTTATCCATTGTGGGTTGAACATAGTGCTTTCTTGTTTATCGATGAGGGACACAATATTCCCAAAGACTTGCAGGAAATTTTCTTGACAGCTTTGAATGTTGACAAGAATCCAGTTCGCACTGTGACTACAGAAGAAGGTACATTTACTTTTGATTTTAGAAAACTTTCTCTTTGTATGGCTACAACTAATCAGGAGAAACTTTGTGAGCCACTTCGTGACCGCCTAAGAGATATTTCTTTTGAAGATTATTCTGGGGAAGAGTTGTATGAAATCTTTGAATCTAACTTGGAGAAAAAAGTTAAGATCGATGATTCTACAAAGAAGGAGATTGTTTCTGTATTGAGGGGCAACCCAAGGGATGCTGTAGTCAAAGCTCAAGATGCTCAGACATATGCTTCCGCAACCAAGTTGAAAGTTTTCACTAAGACTGTATGGTCTGAATTTTGCAAGGCCATGGGGGTAAACCCAATGGGGCTATCCAATTCTGAGATTCAGATCGTGAAGACTCTGCGAGACAGGGGCGCGATGACACTGAATGGCCTCGCCTCTGTCACTGGATACCAGAAGCAAGCTATCCAGAGAGACTACGAGCAGATTTTGCTTAGGAAGAATCTAATGGAAATAGATGTCAAGAGAAAACTGACTCGACGGGGCATGAAATTTGCTCAAACAATTTAATGAAAAAAAACTTGACCTCAATCAAAAACCAACTATCATACGGGCATGGACAACGAACAAGACTTTGACTTTTCTCAGGTTGACATTTCTGTCAATGGAAGCAAGATCCAAGCGGATGACTTGTGGGGACTTATTGGCGGCTTAGAGCGAGCACTCAAAGATGCGGAAGTCCTAGACTATGACGACTCGCTTGAGGTTCTCTCTAGAGAGGCTAGAGCAGTTGTTTCAAAATGCGGATACTAATCTCAACATAAAACTAAACAAAAAAAATGGCAAAACGTGGAAGACCCAAAGGTGGCACATCATTTGTGAACATCAACCTAGAGCAACTCAATGACCTGTTTGGTCATAAGCAAGCAATTCCTGTATCAAGGGTTTGGTTGGAGAAGCTCAATGTTACTGTGGACTCGACTCCCAATGCAGTAATTACTAGCAGTGAAGCTCCTGCTGGAGAAGCAGCAAAGATCGACATTAAACTTGAAGCGTGATGAGCGAGGTAGTAAAGTACGAAGTCTACAATCGTAAAGGAGATTGGATGGGAGGATACTCTCTAGAATTAGAGAGAGCAAATCCTAGTATTAATTGTCTTGACATGGCTAAACAGAATGCTTACCAATGTCAGGGTAAAGTTATCGCAGTCTCTTCGGATGGTTCGGAGAAAAAAGTATATCCAGAAAAATGAAAACTAAATTATTCTTAACTACAACACTACCGCTTTGGGCGCTGGCAACTTGGAGTTGCTTTAGAAGCCCTGAAGTCAAAACAATCACAGAAGAAAAGATTGTTTATCCAGAAAAGGTCGAAGCATGTGTCTCTCTCACCAAGTTTCAATTAGAAAAGATGTTGAGCAATTTCAATGAGGATGATCATCCTTCAG